CGGAAGCGTCACGGTTTCGAGAGAACCAGTATTTCCAGATTTTGAAGGTGAAGTTGGTCAACTCGTCGATGGCGATGTAGGATGCCTGCTTGTTCTTCAACGGCGACAAGCCGGAGGACATCATCTGGGGCGAGACTCCGGATGAAGTCAAGAGCCGCATAGACCTCGAATCCATGTTGACGGCCGAGATGCGTGCCGCAGGTCTGACCACCGACAGCTTCATCAAGACCTTCACGTTTATCCCCGGTAACATTATGGATAACCGAATCCTTACCTTCCAGACGCAGGGCGGAAATGTAGCCAACTTGTTCAACGTCGGAGAGGCGGAGCGAATGAAGCTCCTATTCGGCTACTGGGGCGAGATGGGCGAAGGAGAGGCAATGGTAAACCAAAGCCACATCGAGGCCATGTTCCCCGGCCCGAATCAGAATCCATTCGAACCCTCTACGGAGCGATATATGACCGTGGACATCGGCGACGGAACCGACCCCACCAAGGCTTATATATGGACTGGGCTCACTTGCAATCGCGTTGAGACCACCTATACGGATGACGCGCAAGAGAAAGTGGAATGGGTCCGCGCCTTGAAGACTGAGTACGACATTCCGGTCGAACACATTGCGGTGGATGCCGGAGGTCTCGGTAACTACTTCGAAGACTACATGCGCGGTGTCGTGGCAATCGTATCGAACCGCACACCTATAAAAGAATACGACTCGGCCGGAAACGTGATCGAGATGGAGCAATATGTGTGTCTCCGTGACCAACTTCTCGGCAAACTTAGCGCCTACCTTCGAATGGGGCGCCTTCGCTTCGACATACCGGGCTCTACTCTTGTCCAATACGGCCGCAAGAACGACAAAATGCCCATCCTTGATCTGCTTGTCCTCGAAGCGACCGAGTGCCTCAAGCGAGATCAAAAAGAGAACGGCAAGTACTTCTTTATATCGAAATTAGCGTTTAAACGCAGGCATAATTATTCACCCGATGACCTTGACCCGATTGCTTACCGAATGATATTTGAGCTCATGGCGACGCTCAAAAAAGCGGCCGAGCCCGAATACTCGATGGATGACTACTATCGAGCCTTCAATTCGATGGGGGGTTGGTAAAATTTTTTAATAATGAAGATCAACATTGGAGAGTTAGCGCAAAAGCGCAGGTGGGAGCGCAGGCTTCCAAACCCGGCGACGAACAGCATGATGAATCAGTCGTTCGCGTCGAACCCGCCACAGCCGATGCAATTCGACCGCTACCCAAGGCGGTTGCTTACGCAGTCGGACTTCCTCAACGAGAAGCAACCGTCGGCCCACATGGTATATGATGTGTATATGCGTTCGAATCGGCCCAAATACCGATACGACGAGGCATTGCGCAAGAATGTTCCCGATGGCTACGAGCCCGTTGAGCGCGTATCGGTGTCACTCCAGAAGTCAATACTTCGGCACAAGACTATCCACACCTTCGGAAACCCGATGGAGTTCAGCAACGAAGGCGACATGGAAGATGCTGACATGATTTCGCAGATCAAGTCCTACTGGAACCAGACGGGCATGAACAACGCCCTCATTAAGTTCGGTAACTCATGCTTCGGTACCGGAGATGCGCGATCTGCGTCTACATGGACCCGGAGACGGAGATGCTGGGCTACCGGGTATTCTCCTACGAGTTTGGAGACCTCATTACCGAGTTCCGGAACCCGCGCGATGGCGGCAAACGCAACGTCCTTCGCATGTTCGACGACAACGGAACCACGGTCGTCGAAATATACGGAAGCCGGACCGTCGAGCGCTGGGAATCCATCACCATAGCCTCTACCGAAAGTGCGGTCAAGACGTTCATTCGCAACCTGACCGAAACATACTCCGAGGACGGCTACAAACTGGTGAGCACGGCTCGGCACGGCCTTTCCATCTGCCCCGTCATCTACCACCGCGAGAGCGATGTGTGCTGGGGCGACGTTCAGGGAAACATCGAAGACATCGAGAAACTTCTATCGGACCTGATGGAAAATGGCAAGTACTACAACTTCCAGATGCTTTTCGTCTCCGGAATCGTAGGCGGCCTGCCGAACGTGAACTTCCAAGGCAAGGTGATCGCGGCCCGGAACAAAGATGGCGACGCGAAGATTCTCCAGCCCGCCGACGCATCCAACACGTATCACGCTCTCGCTGACAACTCGCTCAAGTTCCTATGCGACAGCGTAGGAGCCGTGTTTATCCGACCGGACGAGATCAAGTCGGGCGATTACAGCGGTGCTTACCTCCGGAACCTATATTTTCCGGAGACGCAATGGTGTATTGATGCCTATTCGCGGTTCGATCCGGCCCTGCGCACACTCATGTTCATCTTCAAGGAGTTCGTCGGAATCAAGGAGAAGAGGCAGACCGAGTACCACAATCTCCGCATGTCCTACTCCATCGAGCCATTCATCCCCAAGAACGACAGCGAAGACATCCAGAACCGCGTTCAGGCTGTGGCTGGAGGAATCCTCTCCGTTCGCACCGCGGCCGAAGGAAGCCCGCTGGCCTCATTCGGACGAGTTCAAGCGCATTGAACTGGAAACGGCCGAAAAGGAGCGCAAGGCTCAGGAGCAGGCCGCCGCGGAACTGGAAGCGCAACAGCAAGCCAAGGCCGCGGCCGAAGGAAATGGCGGAGCCGACAACGATGAACGGAACCAAATGGAAAAGGACGGTAAAATGCCGAACCGGGTCGAGTAAAATCAACACTATGTATAGAAATGTCGAGGTTTTTGAAAAATCTCGACATTTTTATTTGCAAATTAAATAATAAATGTTTAACTTTGCATCGAATCAAAACTACTCTTATGTTCAAGAAAAAGAAAAACAAAATTTACTCGCTCCAGTACGACCTCGACGCATTCGTGGTAAGGATTACCAACGAGCGCGTTGATGTGGAGACCAGATCGAAGACGTGGAAGCAGGTGTTCCTAAAAGGCACACCCGAGTATCTGACGTTCGTGTACATCTTGGCACCGCACATGATGGTCGATCCTGCTATCAGGGCCGAAAAGCGCGATGCAGAACGCGACAGGGAAAACGCAACCACCATTGCAAAAACGCTCTTCCTCGCGTCACAGACCATCATGCGAGACCCGTCGGCTGTAAGCGGAATCCTCGACGTGTGCCAGAAGAGTCTCGACAAATACGCTGAGGCTCGGGCCGAACCGAGAGAGTCGGAGGAGATCGAGGAGCTCAAGGATGCCGTTGCACTGGCAGAAGTTAAAGTGCAAACGGAGCAGACCGCAGAGGCTATCGAAGAACTGGAGCAGGCTAAGGCCGCTCTGGAGAAGGCAAGAAACACCAAAACAACTAAAAGGCAGAAGAAAAATGGAATAAAAACTAATGTCGCAGGTTCCGGCGGGGAGTAGCTTTCAGTACACCCCTCCCCACCGTTCACGCCCTTTGAAATTTCTCGTTCTGAAACAGTATGTGGGTTTTAGCTGGGTCAAAAGGCAGGGGAACGTACCGGAGAAAAGATCAAGGTACAGCGCACCAAGGTTCGCTATATCGGGAGCTACACGGAGACGAAGGACGACAACGGATTCGCAAACGGTTACGACGCGAACTACAACGAACGCACCTTTGACTCGGCCGGAATCTATGTGATGCAAATTCAGAATTAACTATGACTGGAACAGAACTCGCTCAGAAGATTCAGAAAGGAATCGAAGAAGGAATCATCACTACCTACAAGACGCTGGAAGAGGATCACAAGATTTCTCGATCCACGATCAACGCTTGGGTAAACGATGGCAAGTACGCAAAAATCAAACTCAAGAATCAGTGGATTCTCGTTAAAATCTCGGAGTAACATGGCAGAAGAAAAAACTCACTGGAAACGCATGCTCAACCCGAATTTCATGGGCGACTGGTCCCTTCCCGGAGGAAAGGATGTAGTCCTCACGATCAAGGGCGTGACGCAGAAGGAAGGCTGGAGCCAAGACAAAGGCAAGAAGGTGATGCTCCCGTGCATCGTCTTCGAAGAAGAGGCTGAGTTCGAGTGGGCCAAGCCTCTCGTCCCCAACAGCACGAACATCAACATGATCGTGAGTGTCACCGGGAGCAAGTACATCGAAGACACCGTTGGAAAGATGATCCGGATAGGTACTGTCCACGGCAAGTGGTTCGGAAAGGAGCAAGACGCGCTTCGGGTCCGAAAGGACAAAAGCGCTGATCTGGCGGCCCAGTACGACCAGTTCGTGAAAGGTATCGAAGAGTCAAAAACTCGGGCCGAGATGGGAGAGCTTATCAAGCAGTTCGAATTGTTCAAGCCGTACCGGAAGACGCTGGAGGCAAAAATCCGCGAAAGATGGGCCAGCTTGACTTAGACGAGCTTATCAACCATGTCGAGGAACAGCCACAAGAGATCTACAAGGAGCTCCAGTGGATGCAGGAGAAGACCGGATTTTTTTCGGCGTCCGAACTGGAGAGACTCATGTCGAAAACGGACACATGGACGGAAGCGAACATCAAGTACCTCTACGAAATTCAGTATCAAAGACGAACTGGGACGTTTATCTCGGCTCCTGCGAATCGAAACTTTAAAATGGGCCGAGAAAACGAACCGAGAGCGGTTGAGTGGCTTCGAGAGAACTATTGCCCGAATGTCCGGCACTACGACCAAGACTTCGACGATAAGCTGTTCTACAAGACTGACTTCGGCTACGGATTCTCTCCAGACGCAGACGTTTTCGTGGGAGATAAAATCCAAGCCGTCATAGAAATAAAGTCGGCTGTCGGAAACGAAGAGAAGAGCCTTATTTTCTCTCCCACATTCCCCTACGACAAGAAGCGCATGCGAGTGTGGGAAGAGCACAAGTGGCAGATTATTGGACAATTCGTCGGCTGGCCGTGGCTTGAGACGGTCCATCTCCTCAAGTATGACGGAGTAGACGACGACAACCCAACTGATATTCGCCCGGTTACGGACCCCACGCGAGGTGTGTTATTTACGTTTAAACGCAACGAGGCGGGGGCGGCTATCGACCGGGCTACGACTCGATTGAAATTCGCAAACAACTTCCTCAACGAAGGTAACGATCCAAGCCAAATCAATGAATACTACAAGAAGCGAAAAAGACTCTTTGTTTAAGCGACTCAAGGTTGCCTACAAAGAAGCGGAGCGGCTGGCCGACAACACCGAAGAACTTGAAACGATCATCTACGGAAAGCCCACCAAGGCATACTTAGTGCGATTTTACCAGATGTTCAGAAACCAGATCAAGTTCGTCAACGGTCCCTGCTACAAGTGTCCGAAAATGGCGGACGATTGCTACGGCGGATGTTGCAACGAGGGAACAATAGGTTGCAGAAAGTAAAAATTTTTAATAAATCAAAACAACATGGAACAGAAGCAAGTAAAACTGATCGGGCTCAAGGTGCTTGACAATAACGTCATCAAGGCGGTCGAGCTCACGCCCGATATTATGAGCAAGCGGCTCATTCAGATCGTAGGAGAGTCCGGAAACGGCAAGACTACGCTGGTTGAATCGCTCAAGACGGCCATCGGCGGCATGAATGCCGTAGCCAATAAGGGTGCCCTCGCGCCGGGATTCCTTACCGAAGCCCAGCTTACCGACGGCGAGATCAAGATTTTTGTCGGCGTCCGGAAGCGAGAACTGACGAAGGGAGAGCGGCAGGGCGACAGCGTAGTGGAGACCTTCCTCTACGCAAAGAACGATGAAGGAGAGATGTACACCCCCATCATCGACGGAGAGTCGGCCACGGCCGCCAAGTACGTCAAACTCCTGACCACGGACCTCACCTTCTCCATGCCCGCGCTGTTCACGGAGAACCAGACGGTTCACCGGAAGCTGATTGAGAGCCTCTTCAAAGAAGAACTGGACGGGCTCGGCGCCGACGAGGTGGTGGCCCGGATCATGGACTGCAAGCAGGAGCGCGACGTGGCCCGCGTGATGAGCTCCAAGGCTGGAGCCTTTATGGAAAACTTCGAGCGCGAAGGACTTTCGGAGGCGCATCTGCAAGAGCTATCCCGAGTAGACGTAGACAAGATCGAGGCAGACATCCGCGAAGCTGAGATCGAGCGCGACCGCATTCTTCGTCCGGCGGATGCGGCATACGAACTCGAATGCAACAAAATTCGTGAGGATTATCAGACCCGCCTCCGGGCCGCAGAAAAGGCATACGACGCCGCTGTCACCGCTGAGAAGGACGAGAAACAGCGACTCAAGGACGAGTATGCCGAAGCGGAGAAGAAATACAACGAGCAGGAGGAGCGCAAGACTAAATGGGCCGCCTACTACGAGAATATCAAGGCTAATGCCGAGACGTTCTTCTACAACACCGAAGAGCTCGCCAAGGTCAAAGAGATGATCGAGGCCCGATACAAAGTCATCACGTCGAAATTCACGCTCGCTAAGCCTGAACTGGCGGCCCCGGCTCCCAAGTTTGAGGGCGATGTCATCAACACCAAAGCCGAGCTCGATGCTACCAAGGCAGAGGAGGCTCTGCTCAAATTCCCCGAGAAGGCCGTGCCCGACACCAAGGCCGTAGACGCTAAGATCGCCGACCTCAAAGCCTCCAAAGAGAAGGCCGAGCGCGAGAACGAACTTTTCGACCGCTATGCCAAGTGGTGCGCATGGATCGAGGCAAAGGGCAAGTACGAGAAGAAACTCAACACCCTTCGCAAGATGTACGAGCGCATCGACACGGGTGTCGAGGGCCTCAAGATCGTTCCCAACGCAACTGATACCGACAAGATCGAGGTGTGGATCATGTACGACGGCCGCTACGACAAGGATTTCTTCCTCAACCCGAACGGTGAATCGCGTTACATCTTCCAGTATTCGTCATTCCAGCGTAGCGCTATCGGTGTCATGTTGCAGGCCGCTCGCTTGAATCTCAAGCCGAAGGCCCTCCGGTTGGCTATCGTGGACGACGTGGCCTTCACTCAGAAAGGATTGGCCGTACTCTCGAAGCTCTGCACGGACCTCGACGTCCAACTTATTACTTGCCGCACCGACGATATTGACCGCTCGCAGGTCAAAGACGGCGAAGTGCTGATGGAAAACGGCGAGGCGTTCTTCAAAAAGTAGGGTATGCAGTTTTCGTATCAGACCGTTAAGGAATTAGCGTCGATGTGCGAATACCATTACCGAAAGGGTGTTTACGAAGCGACGATGGAGCCTGACAGCGTTGAGGCGCAGAAATACGCCGCCGACGATGACGGGTACATGACCATCCGTCGCTTCGGAAAGCCCACTTTGCAGGTTAAGATAGGCCGTGACTGGCGTATTCATGTAGATGCACAGATTTCTACCATGCACATCGTCTATTGCGAGAATCTGGCCCTATACTTCCGGTCATCACCGACGTCAGAAAAGGGCATAATTCGCGCGATGTTGTGCATTATGGAGTACTACTACCGCAAGGGGATAAAACACGGCTTAGAACGCCGGGATTCACGCGCGGCGCACAAGTTTTTCGCAGAGGTAGGGCGTGGTAAGAACCACCCCCACTGGCTCGACAATAAGAAGGATTTTCACGAAAACTACATCGACAAGATGAAGCAACACATCAACACGATGGGATTGTATCGCAAGGAGTGGGGCAACACCGCCCGCTTCGACTACCTGAGCCGAATGATCGGAGAAGCAGTCACCGCGGAGAAGATGAAGGTCCTCCAGAAAAAAGGAAGATTATGGTAACAGTAGATCACCTGCTGGTGGCATCGCCGAAGCGGAAGTTGGCTATGCTCCTCCCGCTCGGAGAGTGGAAAAACCAAAAATTGCTCGAAGAATCAGAGACCGAGGTAGCCGACAAGGAGGGCAACGTCGCCACGATCATCAGTAAGGCGGTACTCACAACCAATAACCCCGTTACGGATGCAATATCTTGGATGCTGTACGGCTACTCTATCGCAGACATCCGGAGACGGATGGAGCTAAAGTGGCCGCTCAAGAACGACAAGGTGTTGTTTCTTGTAGTAGAACCCAAATAAAATGGCTTACAGATTCAAGGTAATGCACCGATCCCAGGAAGAGATTCTGGTCCCCGTATCGGCCATAGACGACAATATCGTGTTCATTGCTTCCGGTAAAGATAAGGAGCTCGAATTTACCGATGGAGTCATCATGTCCGTGGTCATAAAGCAGGAGATACACGTTCTGTCACCTGAGTTCAACATCGAAGTGCAACGCATTTACGGAAAGAAAGGCCCCGTAGATATTCTCGTGTACCTAAAACGCTGGTACAAGAACCTCGGCGGCCGGATCGACAGTATGAGATTTCTACATATATGGCTACGCTCACTCCCCGAAACTACCAAATAGATTTCGTTGACGGCGTGAAGGATGCGATGCGGGAGAACGATACTCCCGCATTCACCAGAATATGCGGCTACATGCCGCAGGGATCGGGAAAAAGCGTCATCATATCCATGATCGCCGCCTGGGAGCCGCGGCGAAGGGAAACGATGTGCTGATCCTAAGCCACCGAGACGAAATCCTTAAGCAGAACTTCGACAAGATGCAACGCTTGGGGCTCACGTCGGCCATAGTCAACGCCGAGACGCGCAACATACCCGAGGCTCAGGTCGCCATAGGGATGTCGCAAACGATCTCCGTGCGTATTAAAAACCACAAAGAGTGGATGGAGTGGCTCCAACACTTCAACATGATTATCGTGGATGAAGCGCACCGAGGAGAGCATGATAAGGTGATGGATTACATCAACGAAGATGCCCATGTGCTTGGCCTTTCAGCAAGTATCTGCCGGAACGGGAACAAGGTGAAGCAACTCGGAGAATACTACGATTGTATCGTCAAAGGCATCTCTACGCCGGAGTTAATCGAGATGAATTTCTTGGTCGGTTCCCGAAACTTCGTGTATCAGGCCCCGATCCTTGAAGACCTTCCAGTCGTAGCGGCGAACGGAGACTACGATCCTCGCGCACTCCAGATGCGGTTCACGCGCAAGAAGCGATACGCGGGTGTCATCACCAACTGGAAGAGGATCGCATTTGGAACCAAAACCATCGTCTTCACCACGGGTTCCGATCACTGCGTAGACCTCACACGGGCGTTCTGCGAGCATGGAATCAAGGCCAAGTATCTCCTATCGAGCCGAAAGCCGGAGACCGACGCGCAGTTTTCCGGAAAGCGAGAGGACATTCTGCGCGACTTCCACAACGGCCTTTTCTCCGTCTTAGTCAACGTAGGCATACTCGACACCGGGTATGACGAGCCTTCGATACAGACCGTGGTGCTGGACCTCGCAACGAAGTCTTACACGCACTACTCGCAGATGGTAGGTCGCGGCTCCCGGCCATATCCGGGTAAGTCGTACTTCAACGTGCTCGACTTCGGCGACAACGTGAAGACGCACGGCAAGTACGAGCGGGAGGACCCTCCGATGGGACTATGGCACGATAAAACAAAGGGAGGCGTCATGCCGACCAAGCTATGCCCTCTCGGAAAAGACGGCAAGAAGCTCGGATGCGGCCGACTGGTACCCCAAACGGCCCAAAAGTGCCCCTACTGTGGCTACGTCTTCCCGAAGCTCGATAAGATATACGAGATCGAACTGACAGAACTCATAGACACGGCCGAGGATCAGGAGAGCCTCGAAGTGTGGTGCGCCAAGAAGGTACTTGAAGACGGGTGGTCCATCCCACGAGTTTTAGCCACCGTATGTATCAAGAACGCGCCGCACGAGAAAGCCACGTTCATGCGGGTCATAAAGGTCCTAAGAACGAAGGAGGGGAAGAAGGTGAGCCCATACTACTGGGATTACTTCTCAAAGAATATTTTGAAAAACAAGGCCAGAAAGAAAAAGCTGGTATCAGAACAAAACGAACTCGGATTATAATGGCAAAGACACAGATTATCGTACAGCCGCGGCCGAAGGAGCGTGGAATCGCTCACGAGGAGGCAAAACTTCAAGCACGGATGGTGATGAAATTCGCCGAAATTTGGCCCCACCGCCGCGGCCATCTATTCGCTACCTTCCAAGAGGTTAGCAGTGGAGTGGAGGGCTCAATGAAGCTCTCTATGGGGCTCGTCAGAGGCGTATCGGACCTGATCTACTGCGAAAACGGGAGCTTGATCGGTATAGAGGTGAAATGCCCCGGAACGCGACATAAAGTAGCGCACCTGATCGAGCAGGCTGAATGGCTTATACGGGTTCCCAAATTGGGCTACTTTTGCGATGATTTAGACGATTTTCTCAACATCATAGACGGAGGAGTGGGAGGAATCGACCCGGTTAAAGTTCTGAAATACTGCAAGAAGGCGAAAACCCAACAAATTTTGTGGGATAAAAGTTTGTTTACTTAAAAATAAATGTTTAACTTTGCACTTGTAATAACATATAAACGTTCTTTGATATGGTGGCACTCGGCATGCGCTCCTTCCTCATTCTTGAACCGCTTCTGGTGTTTCGTTTAACTAAGCATGCCACAAGGAGTCTTCCGGGTCGATGCCCCGGAGCCGCCGCAAATCCATGTGTGGCAATTAGAAGGATTTTTGTTTGAAACGATTACGCGCCATCGGTACGTTGGCCGCCTGACCCCACGATACGGGGTCACATGCGGGGTGGAGAAGGAGTATCTCGCTTGGCCCATAACCAAGAGATCGCTGGTGCGAGTCCAGCCTCCGCAACAAACATGAACCCGGAAGGCGGATTGTGCCGGATGCCAGTAAGTAGGACGACCGAATGGTCACTCGACAGTTTACTCACTAAGAGCATCGTTCATGTAGGATAATCGACGGCGTTTTAACCGGGCTGTCACGTTGCTCCGGACGTAGGGTTCGATTCCCTGATTATCCTCAGTACGTCGTGAGACGGGTATTATTCATTGTTAAAGGTTCTTAACTTTTTAGGTTTCCCTCGAAAGAGGGTGTTGGAGAAGTAGCATGCGGCGCACGGGTGAGTCGATTTGGCTCTGGTACCCCCGGAAGAGGTTCGAAACCTCTCTTCTCCTCTACTTATCACCACCACAAAACGTTTTTTGACATGAAGAAAATTTTAGCACTGATGGCGCTGTTGTGCGCCGTCCTCGTTGCAGGCGTGTCCTGCAACGAGCAGAAGCCGGACATCAAGTATCAACTCGACGTCGAAGGACTGGTCGCAAACCAGTCTACTCCGATCTCCGCCGAATTCAAGGCTTTCGTCTGTAACACCGACTCGATCAAGATTGTCGCCTCGCGCAACGTCTCTCCGGTCGATCAGGCGCTTATCGAAGCCAGTCTCGAACACCAGCTTCTTCAAACCTTCGGCATCAAGGTCCAGCAGGGAACTGCTTATGACATCCTCGTCAAAGGTTACGTCAGGGAGGCCAACACGGGAATCGCTATTTACGTTGACAAAAGATTCACGAACGCCGCCAATCCCATATACAAGGCCAAACCCGAGCCTGTCGGGGAATTTCCCGCCGATTCACTCGGCAACTAATACAAAGGGTGTAAGGGGTTTCCCGTTTCCCTCGGCCGGACTATAAAATCCGGGGGCTTGGTTCGACTCCAAAGCCTACACCCAACAACTACTAAAAATAGACGAGAAGAGTTAAGTTACTCCACCGACCGACGAGAGAGTGTAGTAGGACGCGGTCACCGACCGTACCGACGTACTTTACCGACCGTACCTTACGTACTTACGACGGACGTACGGTACAACGACGAACCGAACCGGTACCGGCCGGACCACGTACCGTACGTACGTTACGTTACGTTACGTTACCGTTACGTACCGTACGGTACGGTACGGTACGGTACGGTACGGGTAAGGTACAACGTACGGTACGGGTAAGGTACGGGTACGGGTTACGGTACGGTACCGGTACGGTACGGTACCGGTACCGGTACCGGTACGTACGTAACCGGGTACCGGTAACGTACGTAACCCGGTTAACGTAACTCGTTAACGTACTTACCGTTACCAACCGTTACCACTACCGTACGACCCTACGTACTACGGTACGTAGGTACGTACTACGGTACGTCCGGTCGTACGTCCGGTACACCGTGTTACCGTCGGTACGTCGGGTAACGCCGGTACGGTACACCGGAGGTACGGACCGTGGAACGGTTCGAGGGACTA